GAAAATAGTGTAACAATTAGCTACGATTTGTGTCCTTGTCTTGATTTTTAAACTTTCCTTCGTATACCTTGGTCCACGGAGCGTAGAGAGGGAGAGGATAGTTCTTCTGTCCCTCTGCTAGTTTCTTGTACCAATCAGCATCATATTTTGCCATGTCAACAATTCCATGCACGTAACGATTTATTAATTCTTGAATCTGGATCGCGAGCAGTCTTCTTAGAAGTTAACTTCGCTTTCATTCCTTTCATCCTAGCGCAGAACGATTTCCTACGGGGGTTTCCAACCTTCTTGCTTGGTGCCTTAAGGTCTGATCCAGGATTCTCTCTTTCGTAAGACTTGCGTCCTTTTTCGTTGAGTCCTCCAGACTTTTTCTTTCCTTCTTTTCTAGTCCAGGCTGCTTCGTTGATGTCATGCCTGAGTTCTTTGAACGACTTCATATTTATTACCCAACGATTGTTACGGGAGAAGCATAGACGAATCCTGTGCCAGCAGTTTGGTCTGGTGCCAATCTTATCTGGATAGTTTCTCCACCAGATGCTGGTTGATCAGCATAAGTTGGAACGTCAGGATCGACGAGAGTTGTTTGAGTAGGTTCTTTTCTAATGTAGGCAGTCTCGCCAGCACCGATAATCATATCATGATAGTTGAAAGTCTCAATATTATTCTGCTGGAAAATACTTTGTGGTTCTCCCGTAGAAGTATTAAGACCAGTCACTCTAACTACTCTGGCACAAACAGGTTTGTCTGTAGCGTTGTTGATTTTAACAATGCTTGCTCGGAGAATTTCTTTTCCCGACAGAGTGCCTGCTCCACTACCAGAAGGATATGCTGCATCAATGTCAGAAGCAGAATCCAACGATGTGATTTTACCGATCGGTGTGACTAGCATTACTCTCCTGACTCTTCACTCTTATTTATTTGTTTTAGCATTTTCTGGAGGTCTGCTGTGCTGCCAACAAATAGATTATTAGTAGTGTTGTTGGTCTCCCTCTTGGTGGGTGCCTCAAGGTTCTTCATCTTTTGCTGAAGATCAATGAGTTTGTCAGTGGCGTCTGCTACCTGCTTCATGGCGTTCACAGCGACTTCATATGCCCTAGGGTGCCCAGACTCCTGTGCCACCTCTAGAGCGCCGTCTAGCGCCTCTCTGCCCTTATCTATGAGTGAGTATAAAGACCCACGGGTATACTCATAGTCTTTAGTTTGATCATCCTTCTCTTCCTTGGGAGGTTTAGGTTTGGATGGTTCAATGTCAGTCGATTCAACTTCGATATCGAAAATATCTTCCATGTTCTCTTCAAATTTGCTCATAGTAGTTCAATGCCTTCATTAAATCCAAAGTCGTCACCTCCAGTTAGGAGAGCATCATCAAGTTCATTGATGACACCATCGCTATTCTTATCTTCGAGTGCCTTAGGTGTATAGGTAACTTTTGTAGTTCTTTGTGGAACTTCTGCTTTGATACCTTCGTATACAATTGCTTTCTTGATAACGCTTGCCTGATCGAATGGACCATAGACATAAGACTTGGCAGTGAATGTCAGTGTCCAAGTAATGTATCTACGCTCAAGGAAACTATCATCCCAGGCATCATCATAGTTGATACCATTCAATGTAATAGCAACATCTTTTTTCTCATCCATGTCAGGAATCATGTTGAGAGTGATACTAAAAGATGGTTGGAAGTATGGTAGAATCTGTTCAATAATCTGCAGACCATCATCTTGTGACTTAGCAATGATACCAAGTTCAAATTCAATGTTGTATGGCACAGGAACATATTGCTCTTTTACTTCTGTGCCATCATCTTGTACAATGGTTCTGTACTTTTGAATAGGAGATGTCTTCCTTTGGGAATCGTATTGAATACCAGTCATCTCAAAATAGAGACGTGGAAGAGTGATCGCAATCTTACGACCTACATCTGGGTTCTGCTCTAGACGTGCTAGAAACTTATTCTTAGGACCATATGCTAGGGGAACTTTCTCCACCTCAAGAACATCACCAGAACTAGGATCCTTCTTCTTCAACTCGATGTTGTTAAAGAGGGTTCCAAACCCGATGATATTTCTACGAATAATTTCGTTATAAAAGTGTGACCCTAACATTAGATACTACCTGTGAAATTACCTGCCTCACCGAACGGGTTGCCCTCAGTCCAATCAATGATGTTGTCTGCAGCGGTTTCAATGACTCTATTTTGATCATACTCGCTGTTCGTATTATTTAGAGTGTCGAATGTGCCGACAACCCAAACAGCACCACTATCATTTCCAGTTATCGCTTCGCCAGTGGCAAAGGTTCCTTTTCTGTTAATGACTTGGAGCACTCTTGTGGAGTTATCCCAAGACTTGACTTCTGCCTCAACTCCTGTTGTGCTGCCTGTAACTGTCTCTCCAATCGTGAAGTCTCCTGTGCCGCCAACAGAAAGTGTAAGAGCAATAGCACTGCTAAACAGAGTCTCGATTTCATCGATTTCGGGAACTCCCGTAGAAATGTCATCACTGCCATATTCATAGATCTCTGCCGTCATTGTATAGTAATAAATTTTGCCTAACTGATAGAAAGGATCTTCTCGTTCGACAAACTTGATCTCATAAAGATCTTTAGTAAGTGGGAAGTATAGCAGGTCACCTTCGTTAGGTCTACCATCTACAGTCAAGGTAGGATTGTGCTCTGCAACCTCTGCATCCCAACGTCTTTGAGATACAGAGAATCTTACTTCGTCAGTAATTCTAAGACCAAACTTACTGATGAACTCAGATGGAGATCCAAATCCTTCAACATTTTGAAGCATCATCTCAATCTGAAATTGTTCTAGATATTTGTTATAGACAATATCATCCAGAGTGTTATCTCTCAGGATGGTTCTTGGCATGTAATAGATATCTGTGCCGAACAGTTTGATCTGCTCGTCCACAAGATCCTGGACGAGACCTTGCTCGCCAGTAGTACCGCCGTAGTAACTTGGAAAATAGGGACTGGTAGGCATCTTATCCGATCATATCCATTGGTGGAAGGGAATAATCTGTCATCATTCTAGACTCTAATTCTCTCACTTCACGATCTCCATCTTCCCATAGTTGACGACCATTGAGGTTAATGCCGCCAGGAAGAGAGACGTTATTGTACTTGATTAGATTCTGTCCCCACTGCCTCTTCATGAGAGCAGTAGCATATCTCTTGACAAAACTATCGTTGAATACTTGAGTATGAGTAGATGGATCTAGGTATCTGTAGCAGTCAATAAGGAGATACTGATCTTCTACAATCCTAGACTTATCGATATCAATATACAACTTGTCTTGTCTCTTGTTAAACCTATACTCAACCAGAGCACCTGTATTGATAATCATATCAATAGTCTCAAAGTGCTGCTTGATCATGTAGTAGTTTGTCAAGTCAAAGTTACCAAAACTAAATGCAGAACCTGAAGAGAATGAGAACAGGTCCATCAAATAGTATTGGTTACTCATGCCAAAAAGATTGTTCCTCATAAAGTTTGAGGAAACACCAAATACTTTTTGAATGCCAATGACGAGTTCAGGAACCTCAATATAGTTGCTCCTGTTCTCCCATGCAGTCCCGTCAGCAGATGTAGAATCAGCATCAGTCTCATTGAAACGAGTTACCTCAGCAGCAGTAAACTTGTGCTTGAGATACATTCTTTCAACACCATCGAAATGGTATTCGTGATAATATTGAATCGCCTGATCGATGATGTCATCCTTCTGGGTGGCATCCATGTTGATCTGCAGGACAGGCGCACCTAACTGGCGTTCGCAGTATTCAATTAATTCTGCTTTACTTGTTGGTGTAGCCATGCACCTAGATACAAAAAATCCCTACTTCTATTTAGGAAGCAGGGATTCGTGTCATTCTGTAGGTGCTTCAGCAGGTGCTTCTTCTGCTGGTCCAGCAAGTAGATCCAGCGTTTCGATACCACCAACTAGTTTAAGTTTATACTCTTCTGCTTTTGCGAGATTTGCTTTCAGTTCAGTGATTTGCTTTTCTGTATTAGCAAGTTGCTCGTCAAAATTCTTTCTCAGTTGTTCAGTGTCTGTCTCTT